GCCCTGATAGGTCACACCGCCATTGACGGACGTAACATAACGGGTGTGACGGAACACTATCTCGCCAGCAGTCAGAACTCAGGTATTACCCGTGAGACTACTGGCTGGACTACTGACCCAACGGCTAATGCTGCCAAGCTGACACCGACGAATAAGTATCTTTGGAACTACGAGACTATCAACTATGATCGTGGCAACCCAACGAATACAGACCCCGTAATCATTGGAGCCTATGGTGACGTTGGCGGCTATAAGAGCGTAGTGTTTTGCCGTTGTAACAACACTCCGAACACTCCGAGCAACTCGCAGACGGGTAGCTATAATACATACGACAACCCAATACCTCCTGCTGGGACTGATAGTGCGAGCCAGACCGTAAACTGGTATGACGCTATCCCCTCAGGCACGGCACAAGTATGGGCTTCTTCTTGTATATTCTATTCGGACGGTACAAAGAGCAATTGGAGCACTCCACGGCAAATGACTGATACCGACACCTACGACGTAGAGTTTTCCCCTAACGAGACTTGCCCTGCAGACCCAAGCAATACTGACAGCGCAAGGACGGCACAAGGTTGGTATGACCCAGTGCGCAATCCTTCCTTTGACTTCACTACGGCAAAATGGAGAGCAGAGCGTGAGTGCAAGAACGGTGTTTGGGGTAGTTGGGTGAAGGTGCGTATCAAGGGCGAGACTGGCGACGATGCGGAATACTACCGTATGTTGGTCAACAACAGCCCTTCTATCAGCGTAAAAAAGACCGTCAGCGGAAGTTCTACGCAGTATGCGCCTGGAACAGCCCTGTTCAAGGTCGTACACACTAAAGGAGGGCTTACTGAGGACGTAACGACAATGCCGACAGGCTACTATATGAAGCTGACGAGGTCTAAGTATGGGGAAACACGACAAAGCAGCGCAATCACGACGGCTTCAAAGTCCTATGTTACTGGTACGCTCTTTAGTGGCGGCTATGACTATGCCCGTATGGACTTGTACGATGATAACGACCACCTCCTTTCTTCGGCTGATGTAACCCTGCAAAGCGACGGAACCAACGGCGACCATATAGCCCTATACTATAAATGGGCTGTAGACAAACCAGCGAAGCCAACGGGAACGAGTACCTCACCCGCTGGCTGGAGTACGTCAGCTGATCGTGAAGACCCGACTATGCAGTACACGGGTAGCTGGAACGGTAGGAATGGCTACTATTACAGCCCCGTTATTGACGATGAGCAGGTAACGTGGCAGAAGGTGAAGTTTACTACCACCAAGGCTAATCAGGTTGTTGCTGTAGACCTTCATGTCTCGAGCGAGAGCAATTACGACTTTGCCCGCGTCGGTCAGCTCGATAATGCTGGTATCATCAACTTGCACCCTGTCAATGACAAAACTGCTTTGGACGCTCAGTCTATCGCTAAAATATCAGGCTCTACAAGTACGATTGTCTATGTTCAGGTAGATACTGCAGGAGAGCACTTCTTCTATGTCGGCTATACCAAGGACACGTCTCAGGAAAGCGGCTCAGACCAAGCATGGTTCCGTGTACTTACTACGGAAAACCTACGATGCTGGCTGTGTCAGGCTCTTATAAGCGGAGAGACAGGGCTTGTAGACACTTGGGATGATGTTATCCAGTTTATCTATGATAACGCATCAGAGGAAAGTATTTACATTCTGTCAGAATCAAATACAGCTCCCTCCACACCTACGAGCGAGCCGCTGATAGATGACTATGTACCTTACCTGACTTCGGAGTTCTACGATAGTACAAAGAGCTATGCAATAGGCAACAAGGTTATGTACTCGCCCTATACTGGCTATGTCTATGCTTTCGAGTGTATTGCAGCCTGTACTGGTGTTTTACCTACAAACACTACCTACTGGAAGCAAATACCGACGTGGACTGATGACCCGAAAGGTGTTACATCGAGTATGCGCTATCAGTTTGTATCTATCAGGCGCAAGGCAAACGGACGCTGGGGTAGCTTCTCAACTCCTCAGCTCTACACGTCCTACATCAAGGGTGACAAGGGAGATACGGGTGACTATTTCGAGTATCGCTATGCCGTGAACGGCTCAACGACTACGGCTCCTGCACTGAGCACGACAGTACGCAACCCGTCAGGCTGGAGTACAGTTGTTCCTTCCGTAGGCTCTCTTGAATACCTATGGATGACCGTTGCGAAAATCGACGGTCAGGCAGAAACCCTGTTGCAGAACTGGAGCACTCCTAAGAGGGTAACGCCATACGACGGAGTGGATGGCGTGGACGGGAAAAGCCCTGCGGCTGTGTACCGTGGCGTGTATTCAAGTGCTGCCACCTACATAGGCACCCAGTACCGTGTAGATGTAGTCAAGTACGGTGACGCTTGGTATGTTGCGAGAATAGACGCAGGTAGTTTTTCAAACGTCCTGCCTACGAACACCTCGAAATGGAACCCGTTTGGAGCATCCTTTGAGAGTATTGCCACTGGGCTGCTTCTTGCAGAACTGGCTAATATTGCTGGCTTCATTTTCAAGAACAACACCCTGATCTCGCAGAAGGGTACTGTCAACGGGCAGACCAGTTTTGACTACGGTAGCCAGAACTTCATTCCGAACATCCTTCTTGACGGCGTTAACGGTAAAGGATTGTTCAGTGGAATAGTCAAGGCCAGCCTGTTTTACTCAGGAGTAAAGACTATAACAGGCTCCTCGTACACTATCGACCCTGAGAATGAACCGTACAACTGGTTCCTCATCAGCGAAAACTCTTCCTCAGTGTGGATAACCTTGCCGAAAGCGTCCGACTATGACGGAATGGAGATAAACATCTTCATCAAGCATTCGAGCTGGACTACCTCTAAGATGGTGCATGTCGGTGTCGGTAGCGGTGACTATATCTGTTACAAGGCAAATGTTTATTCTCAGTATAGTGGTAGTACGCTGGTTGCTACTTTGGAGAAATACAATACTAATTACGTTGAGCTTACAGGCCCGAACAGCCTCTATTGCCCGCCCAACCAAATCAACCGCTTCAAGTCTATAGGCGGCAAGTGGTATGCAGTCGGAGGCCTGTTCACAGGTGAGTAATAACAATCAAAATTCAACAGCTATGCGAATTGTAATCAACAAAATCATTCCATTCAAGGGGTATCAGGCCATGTGCCTGTTCCCTTTCATCTTTGTGCGTGAGGAGGCCTACAACCGCTTCGACGAAGTAGCCCTCAACCACGAGTGTATTCATGCCGAGCAGCAGAAGGAAATGCTGGTGCTGCCATTTCTTCTTTGGTATCTGCTGGAGTGGGCTATCAAGTCGGTGCACTACTGGAGCACGAAGAAGGGCTACCGCAAGGTGTCTTTCGAGCAGGAGGCTTACATAAACGAGCGCAACTTTGACTATTTGAAAGGCCGAAAACGCTTCACTTGGTTAAAATTTGTATTCAAATGAGTAATTTCGCCCACAAAGTGATTACGATATAATCAGATTTTTTGTACCTTTGTGGGCGAATTATAATTCATAACGTTATGCAAGTCATCTACAATTTTTGGAAAGCCTTAATCGCTACCATAGGCGGCGGTGTTGGCTGGTTGGTAGCTGAGTTCGAGCCTACCTTCCCTCTCGTCATCGTAGCGGTGGTGTTCATCGTCTACGACGCTTATACTGCCTATCAGCTCGACAAGCGGGTACACAAGAAATACCCCGACAAGGCGACTCGCACTCAGGCCAAGTTTACCAGCTTCGCTTTCGGCAAGGTCATCAAGTCGACCATTCCGAAGCGGCTTTGGCTGATTATCCTCGCCTACCTCGTTGAGCACTGGGTATTCATCCATGTGTCTATACCGCTGTCCTACGTCGTGACGGGAGCTATATGCTTCGAGCAGGCTTGGTCGATATTGGAGAACGAAAGCTCCTGCCGCTCCGACAATGACAGCCGTTTTTGGAAAATGTTGCAGCGTATCATGGTAGACAAGACTGAGCGACACTTCGACGTAGAGCTTGACGAGCTGAAAGGAAAGTATGATACTGAACGGAACATGGAGGATTGATGCTATGATAGTACTGATTGACAACGGACACGGCTACAATACTGCTGGCAAGTGCAGCCCAGACAAGCAGCACCGTGAATACCAGTGGACGCGCAAGTTCGCTGGCCGACTCGAAAAAGGACTAAAGGCGAAGGGCTTCAACGCCCAGCTCATCACTCCTGAGACCTACGACGTGAGTATCAGGGAGCGTGTGAAGCGGGTGAACGTTGTCTGCAAGGAGTTCGGAGCCAAGAACTGCATTGTGATCTCCATACACAATAACGCTGCTGGCTCAGACGGCAAATGGCATGAGGCTCGCGGCTATTCCTCTCACGTTTCCCTGAACGCCTCTACACGGAGCAAGCGACTGGCCACCTTGCTTGCAGAAAGTGTGGAGGCTCAGGGTATCAAGGTACGCAAGCCGCTACCAAAGCAAGCCTACTGGCCTCAGAACCTCGGTATCTGCCGCGACACCAACTGTGCTGCCGTCCTGACGGAAAACCTCTTTCAGGACAACCGCGAGGACGTGAAGCTGCTGGCAGACGAGGCTTTCCTGACGAAGCTGGAGGCGGCTTACATTGAAGCCATAACCAAGTATCAGAAGGAGCTATGACCGAACAGGAACAGAAGGACGCCCTGATGCGTCTGCAGATGTATAACCAAATGCACTACGGTAACAGCGGGTGTGGCACTCCGTTCTACCTCATGGCGTTGCTGGCCGTCGTGTGGCTGTTTGCCTCCTGCGGCTCCAGCAAGAACCTGACCAACGAGACTACTCAGAAGGACAGCGTCCGCGTGGAGGTGAGGACTGAGACCGTCTACGTCACAGATACCTGCTACGTTGAGATACCCGCTCACACTGCGGAGCGTGAGACAGCG